ATGGAATTTGACCTGGTGGAAAGCCGGACAAACCACAACCACGAGGAAATTGTCGAGAACATAGAAAGCTACCAGTGTGTGGCCATCAAGAGCCTCTGAACGAAAAAACAAGGCTAAAAACAAAAAATCCGCTGCTTTTGTTGGAAGTAACGGATTTTTATTGTATATTTGCAGTGCGTAGAGATACGTAGGGACAGGGTCGAAGTAATGACCGTGTACCGCCCCAAGGTCGCTTTTCAGCGGCCTTATTTTTATATCTTCAGTTCCTTCAATACCATTTCGTCTGCTATATAGAAGAAAATTCTACCAGTACACTTTCGTCGTGCCTCTGTCAGAGCGGCATAGTATTTCGCATCATGTGTGGGTATCTCGAAGACAACCGCCTCGCCTCCTTGCTTTGTGAGTGCTTTCTTGGCATACTTCACGATATTGCCGGCTCCACCGGTTACGCATTTCAAGTCAGCCTTTACCTTGTCGAATCTAATATCGTAGGTCTGTCCGGCGGGTCTGTTCACGCCTTGCAGGTATTCGACATCATGCCCGTTGTCGGCAAGAACCTTGCACATTCTCATTTCCTTGTTGAACTTGCTCCTTTCTGCATTGCTGGCCGTAGCTTCCGCAATGCGTTCCAACTGCGTAGCCACAAGTCCGATGTCCTTTGGCGATACATAGGTTCTTTCCCATGTCTTCTCATCATATTTCAGGATACGCTCTGCAGCCCCTATGTTCTCGTGTTTTTGAGCCCTTATAAGCCGGCAGGCAGCGCAGAGTTCATTGTCAGGAATGAAAGCAAGTTTCAGTTTACCTTTGGCAATATCGCAGTCCCTGCAGCGGCGTATGGTGTAGGGGTTGTAGTCGGGTACGGACTTCTGCTCCAGTCCGGCATTGAAACGGAATATCCCCTTTGTGTCCTTGCCCGTTGCCTCTTCTCCGAGAGCCATCGCCTCGTCGTGTGGTGTGACGGGATATTTCGACTTGCGCACCTGTACAACCGTGCAGCGGCAGTTCCATCCGTTCGGCGGGTAATATTCTTCCCAAAACGGGTCAGTGATGGGCAGCGTTACACGGTCAAGAGCGGCATGTTCAGGGCGTACCTTATCGTCTCCTGCAGTACGGTACTGGAGGTTATACCGGTCGCCGTCGTGCATGAAGTTTTCCCATTTGGCAGCCATCTGTGCGGAGGCCTGCACAAAATTATACTCCGCACGGAGATAGTTCCGGTTGTATGTGCTGTCAATGCTTTGAACGTCATTCAGGAACTGTTCGAATGACTTTCGATTGCCGTTCTCATCGAGTAGCGACGGGAACGCCTCGTTCAGTTCGTGGAAGGTCTTCATGCCGGAGAATATGTAGTCAGACCGTTGCAGCCGCTTTCGCATCGTATCGGACATCGCTACTTTCTCAAAGGAAGAGTCCAATGCAGCGGCATGCGCCTCAATGAAGTCCCGCATTTTAGGCGTCTCCAGAATCTCAATGCGGAACTGTGCCCCCTCCACCTTGTAAAGTGTCCGCATCATTCCCTCAAAGAGCGTGGAGAGTTCTTTCCTTATATCCTCTTCACGGCTGAAAGTGGCTTGCAGTGCGGACTTGTCCAGCAGATGGGCATAGCGTTCGTGCAGCCCCTCGTAGTCAGAGGGGCTCAGTCGAAAAAAGGGCGTTTATTTTGTTCCTGTCGCTTCTTTTTGCCTGGCTTGGGTGTTTTATCGCCCTTGGGCTCTTCACCGCCACCGTCGGGGGGTGTGGGGCCAAGAACGGGAACCTGCTGCCTGCGCTCGCCTACGGGCATGTTGTACTTCTCCTCGAAGTAGGATGGATCCACCTCGTAATTGTTCAAGACGAGCTGCTCGTAAGCCACTTGTTGCTCCGGCGTATAGTCCACGCTGTAGTCCCAGTCGAAGTGAATGCCCTGCAAAGGGAAGCCGTGCCGTATCATACGCGGAATGAGTTGGTTGTTCACCATATCGCGCAGCGTGTCGCAGTCCGCCTCCACGAGGTTCTGGAAGACTTCAAGGTGAGTCTCCGACTGGGAGAGCGAGGAGCCGTCCTCGATGGTCATGGTCTGCCCGATGATGAGTTTGGAGAGTTCTGAGTTCGCCCTGTCGATTCGTCTGTCGTAGACATTGAATGCATCACCCTTGGTGGACTCCACGACCTCGATCTCCGTGCCTTGTTGGAAGATGCCCCATCCTTCCGTTCCCATTTCGGCCATCATCTTCTCCATCTTGGAGAGTTCCTTTTCGTCGCGCGTGGTGGTGCGGGCTATGCGCATGGGCATTCCGAATATCTCGGCGAAAGTGTCCCAAAACGCCAGCGCATTCTTCTTGGGAATAGTCTGCGTGGCCGCCTTCAGGTAGAGTCCGAGGTTGTCGGGCTGGCCCACCTCGATGAGCCAGTCGGTGAATGGCGGGCGGTGGTAGTCAATACCCGAATGCCAGTCATCGCCCAATTGGGTAATCACTCTGCCGTATTCAGGAATGACATGCTTGCGCGGGATAAGTCTTACCCCGTCATAGCTGAGGCGGTCGTTGGCGTTGGTTGTCAATTCTCCGAGTTCTATGAGCGAGTGTCCCCAGTAGTTGGCATCGAGCGCGAATTTCATAAGCTGCTTGAACCATGCCGCGTTGAAATACAGTGCAGCTTCCTCTTCCTTATCACCTTTTTCGTTGACCAACTTGAACGACCGCGACAGGACGAAGCCCTCGCGCTGCTGGATACACCCGGAGAGGTGCAGGTCGACCTCTACGTCAGAATAGATGTCATAGAGCCGCTGACGGTTTGGATTGTCGACATTGATGGCCATCTGCCACGCTATGCGCCAATCGCCGATGTCCTTGCGTGTGAGCGAATCGGTCGTGCGTTGCAGTTCCATCACCGTTTTTTTAAATCGTTTGGCATCGTTCTTTGCCAGTCGGATTGTGCCGTAGGGCGTATTGACGTAAGCTATACGTGCTGTGTTATGTTTGTTTTTTGTTTCTGCTCTCATTTGCTCACCAGTTATGTTTTAGTTTTTCCTGACAGCCATATACCATCGGTATGCCGATTGGTTCTCCATACTCATCAACGGCGAGTGGCAGGTCCGGCACAATCTTCCCAGCCTGCACGCCCTCCAGCCACTTTATCGCTCGCTCATAGCGTTCCTTGCGTATTTCCATACCCATCTTTTGCGGTGCGGACGCCGTCATGTGGTAGAGGGCAATGTCGCAGGTGTACATTACCACGAGTCTGTTGCGGTCGCTTCCCGAAGCGCTGAACACAGCCGCTGTATCATACTTCGGGCGGAGGTAGCCGGCTATCTCTTCGACGGCCTCCGTCTCGGCGTTGACCCGGTTTTCCTCGCTGATTTGAGACACCACTTTGAGTGCCTGTTCGCCGATGACGATTTTATAATCCTGATCTGTTACAAACATAAGCTACAATGTTATATATAATGCCTTGCGCTCGATGTCGCCCACGGTCATTCCTTTTCTGAAAATACCGTTGGACACAAACTTTCTCACCTCTTGTTTGGAGAGAACCTCGAGTTTCTTGTTGATGACCAGCACCATGTGCTTGCGGTGCGTAATGTGATGAAAGCGATCTGCCTTCCTGACGGCACGCTTGAAGCGGAAGCCGAAGATAATGTCTTTTATAAGCCGTATCATGTTATTTACCATTGGTTTTTGGAGGTCGGGCGTTTGCCGAACCTCGGTGAATAAATCTGTTGCCTTGTATTCTTCTGAAGGATATAGATGGCCCCCTCGTCTGCGTCGGGCGCATCGTCGTTGCCAGCCATACCTTTCTCGAAGGCGAGCGTCTGTTCGACACCAGCCTGCATGTCCGGGTCTTCCTTCTGCGAGATGTCGTAGTAGACAAAGCCCCGTTCCCAGAGCGGACTGATGGCCTCGATGCGCTGGAACTTGTCCGGCTTTTTGCGTGTATCGCCAGTAATGGGCAGTTGATAGCCTCGGATCTCTCCCTCCGTGGTGAACTCATCGAGGAGAATATCCTGCATAAAGCTTGCTTCGATAGCAAAGCGTATGGCAATGCCGATTTCCTGGCTCCATTCGTAGAGGTCGTAGCACCAGCGGACGAGTTCGGCAACAGAGGCCTTGCGCACGAAAGCGCGCAGGTGCCAAAGATAGGTTTTGTGTTTACCCCAGAGCTTGGCGGCCTTGGTGTCGTTGGTCTTCTTGCTTTTCCACGACGGGTCGATATAGAGGACAAATTCGGAGAACTCTTTCCATACCGGTCGTTTTGCCCAACGTATCCATTCCTGCCGGAAGACAGTTCCCTCGACGATGGGATTGTGCATCATCTCCTTGTTCCAGGCACGATAGCCTACAAAGTCGGCATATTCGCGGGCTTCCTCCTTGGTCCATTTCTCACGCCATACGGGATTGCCCTCGCTGTCTACGGCATATATGGTTGAGACATGCACGCCCTTTGTCTTGCAGATATTGGCCAAGACTGAGGTCTTCGAGATAAGGTTACCGACCATAATGAAGCGTCCACGCCCCACATCGAGGGCACCGAAAAGGGCTTCCTTCACCCAATCGGTGAGTTCGCGCACACGGCGTTCATTACGGCAGAGTTCATCGTCATCAAGGTCGTCAATGACGATATAGTCCGGTCGTGCCTCACGCTTGCGGAGACCACGCGGCGACTGTCCACGACCACACGCAAGGAAATATACCCCCTCCTTGGTGGTGAATTCCCCCTCCGTCCAGTTGCCCATAGACATCTGTTTTCCGAAGTCGGCGATGATTCGTTTGTTATACTGGAGTTCCGCCTGAATGTCACCGAGGAGCCGGTTTGCGCTGTCCTCTGACTTGCCGACGAGCACCATGAAGTTGATGAGCCTCTTGGGCTGGAACATGAGCCACAGCGGAGTGAAGATGTCCATGTGCGTAGACTTGGCATGCCCGCGAGGCCACTTGAAGACAGCTTTCAGGTTCGGAGTGTTCTTTACCTTATTAGCTGCGGCGTTGTGGAACGGTGCATTGTGGATGGTACGGATAACCTCACCCGTAACCTTGTCGCGCAGCTGCAGGAAATGAGGGAAATAGTATTCGCAGAATGCGGCATAGTCCTTCTGCAGCCTGCGAATGCGCTGCTCTTTCTGCACGGAACTCTCGCGGACAAGGCTTTTCGTGTCCGTAATGCTCTGTATCTGCCGGCAGTGTTCCTGCCACTCCTGTTGTATCTTCTTGAGCTCCGATATTGTTGCCATAGCGTGATACTATAATGTAGACGGGTTTTGCATGCGCTCCATGAGGAACTTGTTCTGGTACTTGTTGATGGCCTTGATAAGCTCCGGCGTAATCTCCGGGTCGTATGACGCCTGGTCCTGAATCCAGCGGTTAAAAGCCATGAACACCTCTATGGCATCGATGACGTTTGCCTTCTTGTCGAGCTTCTCTATCGTTGCCGAGAGTTTTGAGAGCTTGTCGGCCAGCGAGCCGATGAGCGTTGGGTCCTTTGACTTGTTCACACTCTCTATCAAACCGTCGATGGTAAGCAGGAGCTTGTTCACCAGTTCCGGGCGTGATATGTTCTTTGCGGCGCGCGCCTCCTTCCATCCTTCAGAGGTGCACCATTTGGAAACGGTAACGCGCGACACACCCAGCTGGTCGGCTATCTCCGTCTGCTCCATTCCGGAGAGGTACAACGACCTCCCGATGGTCTTTTTCTGTTCAATTTCTGCCTTTGTCATAAAAACGTTTTTATGGATTGTATTAAAAACTACTGCAAAGATGCCCTTTTTCAGGCAGGCAGGAAAAGAAGTGTGCAATGCTTTCACAGATGTGTGCAACCGTTTCACACTTTCTTTGAAGGCTGTCTTAAATACCGCAACTTTGCATCAAAAAGCGATGATATGAGTAAGACAAAACGAGTAAGAATCAGCAACGAGAGCCTGAACAGCTATGGTACGCGTGTCCTGACAGCCGGTATGAATATCGAACAGTACAACCGCAACCCCGTATTGCTATACATGCACGAGCGCGGTCAGGTTATCGGTCTGGTGAAAGACCTGAAGGTCGAAGGAGAGGAAGTTACCGGCGAACTGGTGTTCGACGAGGCGACCGAGCTGAGCCGACGTTGCAAGAAGCAGTGGGAGTTCGGCTCGTTGAAAATGGTGAGCGTGGGCATTGACATCTTGGAGTTGAGTGAGTCCCAAGAACACCTGGTACAGGGGCAAAGCAGCCCGACGATTACCAAGAGCAAGCTCTTCGAAGTATCGCTGGTGGACATCGGCGCGAATGACGATGCCATCGTGCTGCAGAAAGACGGGCAGCGCATAGAGTTAGGCAAGGATGGCGGCACAGTACTGCCGCTGCTGCATAGTAACAACAATCAAAAATCAAAAGAAATGGACCAAGAGAAATTAGCCCTTGAGTTAGGTCTTCCCAAAGATGCCGACGAAGCTGCCATCAGTGCAGAATTGGCAAAGCTGAAGACCAAGGGTGCGGAGGCGGACAGTCTCCGCACGGAATGCGACACGCTGCGTGCCGCACGTATTGAAACCCTCGTGAACACTGCCGTGGCCGAGAAGAAAATCGGTGAGGACAAGAAACAGCAGTTTTTGGAATTGGGAAAGAAGCTCGGTGCCGAAGACCTAAAGGCAACCTTTGATGCCATGTCGCCACAGGTGAAGCTGAGTTCCATCGTAGGCAATCAGGGCGGAGCCCCGTCTGGAGGAAATGCCGAATACAAAAAGCTGAGCGAGGTTCCTGCAGAAGAGTTGGAGAAGCTCCGTGAAGAGAGCCCCGCACAGTACAAGAAGCTGTACAAGGCAGAATACGGTATTGAATGCGAGATTTAACATGTATAACAACAAAAATCAGAAAGCAATGACAAGAATGATTGCAATGTTTATGGCGGTTCTCATGAACTGCCTGGTAGGCGGCACCCTTGCCGTCGCTGCCGGTCTGTCTCCCATGACGGGTGCCGTCGGCATGAACGTACTTGCTGCCGTCATCGGACAGGCGGCTCCCGCCGGCAGTCTCCGTGTGGGAGTCTATACCGAGATATGGACTGGTGAGCTGGTGAAATACCTGCGCCGTGGTCTGGAGGCGACTTTCCTTGACGGCATTCCGGACAGTTCGAGTATCGTGAACAACGATGTCATCCACCTTGTAGAGGTCGGTGTTGATCCCGATGTATTGATCAACAACACGACCTATCCTATTCCCCTTCAGGCTTTGGAGGACAAGGACATCGCCATCAAGCTGGACAAGTTCCAGACGAAGGTAACACCCATTACCGATGACGAACTCTACGCATTGAGCTATGACAAGATGGCACGTGTGAAGGAAAGCCACGGCAATGCAATCGGCGACTCGAAGTTTGCCAAGGCTGCCCACGCCCTGTGTGCAAAGGAAGACACTGCCACCACGCCCGTACTGAAGACTACGGGCAAGCGCGATCCGGTAACGGGACGCCTGAAGATGACGCCGACCGATTTGCTGAACCTAAAACGTGCGCTGGACAAGCTGAAAGTTCCTGCCCAGGGACGTCGCCTCGTGCTTTGCAGCGATCATGCGAACGACCTGCTGGAAGTATCCCAGGTGTTCAAGGAACAGTACAACATCAACCGCAATGACGGCACGGTAGGCAGGCTGTACGGCTTTGACATCTATGAGTTTGCGAACAATCCGCTGTACACCACTGCCGGCAAGAAAAAGGATGTCGGTGCCAGTGCTGCGACCGGTGAGTTCCAGTGCTCTTTCG